GTATAAAAGTAGGTATGCCTGATGAAAAATGTGAGACTTGCTCAAAAGACTTTAAAGTAACTGAAAAAGAGAAGAAGGAGAAAACAATTGGCAAATAGTTCTTTATTTGAACTAAAACTAAAGGTTGTTACAGAAGATTTAAAGAAAGTTGAACGTGAAATCTCTGACTTTTCTAGGAATATAAAAAATTCATTAGCTAGACCAATTGAAGAAATAACTACTGGTGGGTCTAAAGCTGATATTATGCAAAGTCTTTGGAAAGGTCTTGGAAATCTTGAAGCTGGTCTAAAGAGGTTACAAAGTATTATACCTACATCTGGGGTTACACCATTAAAAAGTTTAGAAAAAGCAATTATATCTTGTCGTAAAGCAATTGATGAAGGTTTGGGAGATAAAGACCCTTTTTCAGATATTAGAAAAAGTGCTGGTAGTGCTTTAAGTGCTGTACAACGTCTAGATATGCAATTAGACAAATCTTTTGTAACTAAAGTCAAAAAATTTGGGACTGCCTTATTTGCACAACAAATGTCTGAAGATGTGTTTACCTCTGGAAGATTTAAAGAAATGGGGCAAACTATGTTTAGCCCAATGAAACCTCCAAAGGGTGGTAGAGAGGCTTCAATTGTTGGTGGATTAATTGGGATGAAGCAGTTCTATGGGATTGCAGAACCAAGTTCTACTGAAATATACCAAAAGTTACTTGCCAATGAAGATAGTTTAGTTTTAAGTTATAAAACTGCTGGAGCGACTCTCACAGCTTTACATAAAAGAATTAAAGAACTTTCACTAAAACCTAGAGATTTCTTTGGAGACCCACGTGAGTTAGATGCTTTAATTGCAAAATATAAACAAACTGCTAGAGAATTAGAATCTGTTCTTAATGTTTCTAGAGGTACTACTAAACTTACTAGTACATGGTTACCACCTAAAGCTATAGAGAAAAATGATGTAAAGTTGAAAGAATTAAAGGACTTTTATAAAAAACAAGGTGCTGAAGTAATAGAACAAAGAAGAATAATTGAAGCTGATGAAAAAAGAGCTAAAGAATCTAAGTTTTTCAGTAGGGGGGATTATTTAGATGAAAGGGGAGCTTATATACAAGGTTTAAGTAGAAAAGTAGAAGTACTAAAAGATTTACAAGAATATCTAAAAACTACTACACCAGCAAAATTCTTAAAACATTTTGATGAAAATTTACAAAGATCAGTGAAAGACCCAGCAGAATTTATGAGAAATTTTGCTAGTAATGTAAGTAGAGACTTAGCTATAGCTGAAAAACAAATGCATGGTTTCAGGAAAGGTTTTTCTGCTATGACTGGGAGTATAATTTATGATTTAAAAGAAGTTATGAGATATCAAACTAGGTGGTATTTAGCTAGGTCTTTATTATTTGCTCCAGTAAGAGCTGGTGCTTCACTTTTTAAAGAAGGTTTAGAATATATAAAAGAAATTGATACATGGAGTGGTAAATTACTAAGATTTCCAGCAACTAGTGGTAAAATTACATCTGAAATGAAGCAAGATATTTCTGAAATTATTACAGAAATTAGAAAAACTACTATATCAACACCAGTTTTATTTGAAGGTTTGGCTAAATCTGCTGAATCATTTATTGGAGCTGGTATTCCAGAAAAAATAGTAAAAAAATTAATACCATCACTAGCACAATTAAGAGTAGCTTTCCCAGAAATAAATGCTGAACAATTTGGTGTTGCTATTACTGGTACTTATAATGCTTTAAAAGACTCTATGAAAGGTACTGAACTAGAAGCTGGGAAGATAGTAGAAATAACTGAAAAGCTTTTAAGAGCACAAGCAAGAGGTATTATTAGACCAGAACAATTTGTACAGGTTACACAACATTTGGGTGAGATGTCAAAACAGGCTGGGTTTAGTTTAGATGAAATGCTAGCTTTATCCGTTGTTGTTACAGATTTAGGTAGTAAAGCTGGGAGTGCTTCTCGTTCATTACGTGGTATGATGGAAAGCTTAATGAAGCCTAGGAATTTGGAAGCATTAAGTAAACTTGGTATTACCATAGATAAGAATAGAACGTTAGCTTCACAGTTTATACCTACAATGCAAGCTTTGAGGAAAGCTTTAGGGGATACTGCTGAAGGTTCAGGAAAATCAGTTGGGGCTTTATCATTACTATCACAAATATTCCCAGTAGAACGTGTTAAGTCAGTAACAGCTGCAATGGATTTTCTTGACAAGTATGTATTATTAACGAAGGATATTGGTTCTGCACAAGGTGGTTTAGAATCATCATCTAGTGCAATGGCTAGTACTATGGAAAAACAGTTAGTACTACTAAAAAATAGATTAAATGAACTTTCTAAATCTATACTTGATTCTACTGGAAATGTAAAAGTTTTTATTGAAATCTTAAACCAATTACTGTTAGGTGCATTATTATCTGTAGGAGATAAGGCGGTAGTAGCTGGAAAATATGTTGAAGATTTAAGTGATGCTGGCAAAACAGCTTTTGTTGTATTTTCAGCATTAAGTGGTGTTTTTAATACCTTTAAAGTAATATTGATGATTATAGCCTCTTTTGTTAAAGCTTTATTGACACCATTTACGGCATTAATTGATTTACTAGCTGGTACTGGTGAAGGGATAAAAGCTGTAACAACGCTCTTAACAGGTTTATTTTTGGGGTCTATTGCTATTACTTTAACAAAAGTTTCTTTTTTAGCTACTGGTTTTAAAAACTTGATAGCATTTATATCACTTATACCTCATGCTTTAACTTCTGTATCTAACGCTTTATCTTTATTTGCTACTAAAAATTTTAAGATATTAGCTATATTTTTGGCTATAGCTGGGGCTACTACTCTTATAGAAAGACTAAACGCTAAGGCAAATGCTCCAAGAATAGCAGAAGAAAAAGAAACATCAAGAATGTTAGAAAATTTGGGGAAAGCACCAGAAGGTGGGTGGGATTCTGAAAGTTTGAGAATAGCGGCAGAAAATACCCGTAAAGAATTAGAAGCTTCTAGAGTACCACAATCTGAACTTAGCCAATACAATATATTTAAGGAGCCTGAAAAACATTACCCCACTGCTTTAAAAAATAGATTAGCTAGGGAAAAAGAATTAGAAAAAAGGGCAGAAGCATTTGAAGAACGGTATACAACAACATTAGTTGATGAGAGAAGTAAACAGCAAGTTAAGGCAGCTATGGAATTAAGTAAAGATGATAAGAAATTATATGGTAAACGTGATTTTACACAGCTAAAGAAGGACGCAACAAATCAATTAAAGTTAATTGCAGATAGAGAAAAAGAAGCTAACTTAATCTTAGAAAGTTCGCATAAATTAGGGTTAATTGGTGATGAAAATTATCAAAGACAAAAATTAGCAAATATTGAAAAGTTTACACAGGAGAAAATAAATGTAGAACAGAAATTATTAGATAAGTTTGAAGAAGGTGGTGAAATTTATAAGAAGTACCAAGATGATTTAAAGAAATTAAGAGCACAAAAAGGGTCACAAGACGCTATTGATGCTTTAAATAGAGATTTTGAAAATGAAAAGAATGAAGTTAAAGCTAGACTTGCTGAACTGAAAATTCTTAAAGAAGAGGGTATGGTTAATGCAGAAACTGAAATAACACAAATTTTAAGAACTGTAATTAAAGAAAGACATGATTTTGAAATAAATGAAGAATTGAAAAAACAAAAAACAATATTAGATATAAGACAAGTAATGCGTGAAAAAGAAGAAGAAATGAATAAATGGCTATATGATAAGGGTTTAATGTCTGCTAGGGCTTATTATAATGCTAGATTAAATAGTTTAAATCAAGAATTAGATGATGAATTAAAATTAATAGAAATTGAAAAAAATAAAGAAATTGACTTACAAAATAGTATTATAGAAAAATCTGGTGGATGGGTGTCTAGTGATTGGGAAGATAGCCTTGAAGGTCAAACACAAGAGGTTAGAAATGCTTACTATGCAAGAAAGGTAGCGATAGAAAATGCCAATAGGTCTATTGAAATATCACAAGCAAAACATTCTAAAAAGTTACAAGCTCTTGAATTAGATAGGAAAGACTCTATAAAAGCTATTTATGATGATAGAGGAATTTCTGGTGTAATTGGTAAAGCTTTTGAAGATTTAGACACTGAATGGTCTAATATTGGGCAACATATCTATGATACTACTAAAAATATAATAACTAATATGGAAAATTCATTTGCAGACTTTTTTGACTTTATGTCTGATGGTTTTATGGATTTTGAAAAATTAGCTAAGAATGTCTTACATACAATATATATGGAATTATTAAAAAATATAGTACTCAAACAAATACTAAATGGTTTGTTTGGCAGTCTACCTGGACAAGGCGGTCTTGGAAGTATTATAGCTGGCTGGTTCGGTGGTGGTTCTGGGAGTTCTGTTAGCGGTGGTGGAGTGAATAGTGGAGCATTTGCATCTTTTGGAGAAGGTTTTAGTTTTTTACAAAAAGCAAGTGGTGGTTCAGTATCATTAAACACACCTTATATAGTAGGTGAATCAGGACCTGAACTATTTGTACCAAATACAAGTGGTAGTATTATACCAAACAACAGACTTGCTACTGCATCAGCCCCTCCAATGCTTGTAGTTAATGTAGAAAATAAAACAGGTTCACAGGTTAAAGCTACACAAAGCCAACCACAATTTGATGGGAAAAAATGGATTAGAACGGTTATGCTAGAATTAGCTAATCAGGATATGTCTATACGTAGTAAATATGGTGTTAGGTAGGAGGTAATATGCCGACATTTCCAACATTAACTATACCCCCAACATATCCATTGGATGAACAACGTGAAGATGCAACTATACGTTCATCATTTGAAGCTGGGTACGAACACACAAGACCTAGATTTACTAGAACAAGGTATACATGGAGTGTTAATTATAATATGATGCCATCTACTGATAAAGCCACTTTAGAAGCATTTGTCACTACTGTTAGAGAAGGTGCTGATGCTTTTACATGGACAAATCCAGTAGATGGACAGAGCTACACTGTTAGATTTTCTCAGATACCAAAGTATAGTTGCACGCTTAAGAATCCAGATGATTCTTATTTTGATTGTGATTTTCAACTACGGAGTGTATAGTGGAAACATCATTAGTTCTTGAAAAAAACAAATTAAGTAGTACAAATCCTTGGTTGATACTACTTGAAATAAATGTTCCATCAATTCCACCTACTACTGTCTATTTGGTTAGAAATACTGAAAATATAACTTTTAATTCTCAAGAATATACAGCATTTCCGTTTGAAATTGATGTGTCAAAGCAAGTTTCAAAGGGAGATATT